AGAAAAGCAACTGAAAGAAAAGCAACTGAAAGAAAAGCAACTAAAAGATAAATAAAATGAGTTTTTGGGATATATTTAAAACAAGAAATAGGTACAACGAAAAAAACATCGTTGGCTTCTTGTCATTTGCGGTAATGTCTTTATTTGCAACGGTTGACATTATTACCGGTATACTAGGTAAAGAATTAGTACACAGTGATACTATATTTAACTCATTTGTTATAGTAACACTTGGTGCTTTTGGCATTGCTGAAGCAGGCGCTATTTTTAATAATAAAAAAGAAAACAAAAATGAAGGTGACTGAACATGTTTCTTACAAGGAAGTAATCAAAAGCAACACAGCTACAAGGAAAGGTATAGAAAACATTCCTAGCGGTGAGCAAATGGAAAAAATTAAGCTACTGTGTGAGAAGGTGTTTGAGCCTCTTAGAAAGCACGTAGGAGGTCCTATAGCTATCAATAGCCTATTTAGAAGTCCACAACTTAATATAGCTATCGGTGGTGCAGCATCATCACAACACTGCGCAAATAATGGGGCAGCTATGGACATTGATGATACTTATGGTAACATGTCAAACGCTGATATGTTTGAGTTTGTAAAAGATAATTTAGATTTTGACCAACTTATATGGGAGTTTGGAACAGATGAAAACCCTGACTGGGTTCATGTTAGCTATGTGAACGAAGGTGTTAATAGAAATAGATGCTTAAAAGCTTATAGAGTTGAAGGATCAAGAAAGACACACTATAAAATAATATAATGGGATATACTCAAAAAAACAATCCTTTTCCTGTAACAAGCTGCGGTAGACGTAGAACATATATGCAAGATGGAGGTAGGTCACCGTTAAAAAAAGCAGATCCAGCTAGAACGATAGGACCTGGTAAAAACTTCAACAAGGCTAAATCAACAGGTACAGGTGCGGATGCTGGTGGAGGTATGACACAGAAAGGTGTTAACGAGTATAAAAGAAATAATCCAGGTAGTAATTTAAAAACAGCAGTAACAACTAAGCCATCAAAGCTTAAGCCTGGAAGTAGAGCTGCTAATAGAAGAAAATCATTCTGCGCTAGATCAAAAGGCTGGACAGGTGAAAGAGGTAAAGCGGCTAGACGTAGATGGAACTGTTAAATAAATAATTATGGGAAAAGAAGGACTGTGGGCAAATATGCACGCTAAAAGAAAAAGAGGTGAATCACCAGCTAAACCTGGAGACAAAGATTATCCAACTGATAAAGCTTTAAAAGATTCAGCTGCTAAAATGGTATCACCATTTAAAATGAAGCCTAGTCCATCAGCATTGAAATGCTGGAAAGGATATGAGAGAACTCCTGGAACTAAAGAATTTAGTGACGGTAGTTGTAAAAAGAAATAATCTAATAAAATAATATGAAAAAGAACGTAAGCAAAAAAGAATTTTTATTACAATTAAAAGCCGTAACTATAGCGGTTATAATTATATTTGCACTATCGTTATTAGTAGGTTGTGGTACTTACAACAACCAACCTAAAATACAGGTAACGCATGTATTAGCTGTTACTGAACAAGGTGATACATTAAGATTACCTATAAGTATGATTAAACCTAACGTTTATTATAATGTTATATCATATCCTAATAGATATTATGGAAATTGGTATAATGGTTACTATCAACCTAGTTATAATAACTACAGACCTATATATGCTCCAAGTAGTGGATCAGGTTCTAGCAATAATAACAATAACAACAACAATAACAATAATAATAATAGCAAGCCTGATCCTAAACCAACGCCTGATATTATAGTAAGACCAAGTGGTGATGTTTTAAAGAAAAGAGGCGGAAATTAAATTTTAGAAATTTTTGATTTTTTAGGAGCTGTCTTAATAAGTTTCTCGCCTTTCATCCAACCATCATACTGTAGTGTTTTATTCTTTAAGTCACTAAGCACGTGCCATTTTAACTTACCATTTCTTTCTAGGTAAGAAACATATTGTTGCTCTAAATCCTTATCATGAGCAGACTTAGCCATGATATAAACTGGTAAATGCCAACTATGAGGATCACAAGCACTTTCAAAACCTTTTTTATCAGTTCTTCTGTGGGTAACTGTTTTAGCAAAGAAATCAAAACCTATTAAGTTTAAACTTTTATACGTCTTAACTTTGTTAACAAACCAAAGTATACTTATAAAACCAGCACTAGGTCTTAAGTCTTTACAACCTAGTATGTCTTTATCAAAAGACTTCATTATATTTATAATCTCTTCATCTGAGTACATAAACTCATATTTCATTCCTTTAGGTAAATGATCTTCTAATTTCCAATTCTTTAATTGAAAATTTCCTCTACATCTATTAACTAGTATCCTAGTATTTTTAAACTTACCTTTTTCAAAGTGTATTCTATTTTTATACCACTCAGGAGCTCTAAATTGACCTGTTATCCATAAGTCACATCGAGATCCTAAAGACTCTTCTTGTTTCTTAGTAGCTGATACAGCTCTACCAAACCTAACAACAATGTCGTGGGATTCTATAAACTCAGCATGTTTATGCTTCATTATCTCTACAGAATTACCCACGAATATTATTGATTTATTTCTTACAAAGTCTTGTATACTTCCCACCATTCTTCAGATAATTCAGCATCTTTATATTCATCAAACCAAGGTCCACCTTCTGTATAATGTATTGCTCTAGCGTTTTCTTTTGTTATTTCATCTATACCAACTAACATATTATACCTTTTAGGTATTTCACCCACAGCGTTTTCATTTAAAAATTTAAACTCATGCAATTGAGATGGTGTAGCTTTATCTAAATAATCTTTAGATAATTTGTTTTTTAGCATATCACAATTAAATAACATTAAGCTAGACCAGTTTTTCTTTGGATATGTTTTATTAACCATACCGTTCATTTTACTAGATTTAGCTACATAGTCTTCGTGCTTAACTACTGATATTGGTTTGTCAGCTATATATCTTGATATTTCTCTAGGATCTACTCTCCATAAAAAATCATTATCACAAAACAAAGCATAACCACTGTAGTTCATAATAAGTGGTACGTAAAACCTAGTAAAAGAAAACTCAGTAGATTCTCCTTCAACATCTTCTCTACCATACATACCGTTTTTCTTTAATAATGATTTATCTAAATAAGTTATATTAGCCTCTGGCCAAAACTTTAATATAGATTGTCTACAAACTTTACTTGCTTCAGGGTACTTTGAGTCGTGCCCTATAAATATTCTAATACTTTTTGGTTTTTTATTCATGATTTACTTTTTTACCTGATGTTTTTCTTGTTATATCATCGTGATTAAACTCTGCCCAATATAATTCAAATGCAACCCCAGATTCTTTACCTTCAAACTGATGATACTTACCTGGTTTTACCATTGTAAAATCTCCTGCTTTTAATATAGTTTCATCCACAAGACCTTGGTCGTCTTGCCAAACTCTTATTATCATTTCTCCTGATTCTACAAAAAATCCGTTCCATTTAAACTTATGTTCGTGTTCTGAACACTTGTAGCCTTTGTTAAATTCTATTCGGTGAAACTCTAACACACCATTTTTATGTATCATTTCAGTTGCACCCCATACTTTTCCTGCTTTCATTTCTTTTGATTATGTTTAAAGTAAGGTGTTTTCCATTTCTGTGAAGACATTGGAAACCTTCTATTTATTATTACTTGTTTTTTAGGCTTTTCTAACACATCACTCATGTCTATCCATTTATCCCTCTTGTTATCTTTATCATCTGTTATCTTAAAGTTCTCTAAAGTTTGTTTATCTTTATTAGAAAAATGTATACTACATAGTATTCTTGGTCCTACAGTATCTACCTTGTGGTATTGGTACGAAGGTATATATAGCAAGTCACCAGCATCTAGCACAAACTCATCTATTATTGTTTTTGGTTTGTCTGGTATAGATTCTTTATACATAGTCCATTTAACCTTACCATATTGGTGAAACAAAAAATTATCTGTTTGATCTCCGTGAGCCGGAAAACTTTTAGAACCCGCTGAAGGTGAAGCATAAACATTAACTTGACCTCTTTTAAAATACTTTTCAAATTCAAAAAGTAAATCAACTAATTGTTTACTTTCATAACTAGCAAAAGGTATAACTATTGATTTACCTTTTTTCCACAAAGCTTGTATACCGTGTTTTGTATACATTGGTCCATCAAGTTTTTTCTTTCTTCTTTTATCTAAACACCATCTATTATCTTTATCATCGTGATCTAGTATCTGAAGATGAGGAATATGAGGGTATCTGTTTATATATTTTGTTAAATGACCCCAATGAAACAAATCTTTAAATTTATTCCTTCTAATAACTAAATGTTTTTTACCCCAGTATTCTTTAAAAAACAAGTCTATTGGTATTGGATCTAGTATTTCTTTTAATGTTATTTTTTTTTCCATATTTTATCCGTCGCAGCTTAAACAGTTTGGATCCATTGCTTGTTTAGCTATATCACCTCTAAGTACTGATTCAGTTCTCATGTAATATAAAGTTTTAACACCTT